GTCTTTTCTTTTAAAAACTCTTTTAAAATATAGAAATAATAAAGAAAAAGGTGCATTGAACACCCAAGCATGATAATGCGCGGGTGTATAGTCTTTCTTTTATATTATTTAGTCTATATTCTGTAAGTCACTAAGGACGGCAAAAAAGTCCTTAAAATCACTGGTGTTTGAAGTATTTTTTAAAAATATAGAAATGTATGAGTACCATTTACAAAACTAATGACATCGAAAAAATTTTGTATGAGTAGAATTGACATTTTTAATTTTGAACATCTTTCCTGATGGAAGTATAGCATACAAAACATAGAAAAGTCAAGGGGCTTATGAACATCATTAAAAAATTTTCGGAAATGGTTGACAGAAATAGAAACATGTGTTACAATTCAGACATGAAAGAAAAGCGGATGAATACCAATGAGAATTGTGAATTCGTCCAATAAAAAATATAGAAAGAGAGGTACAACAATGTATAATTCTTAAGCAAAAAAGCAATACAAAAGCATAGATGAATACATTAAAGCAACCGATGGAGATTGTAAAAAATATAGATATAGACCTTAATAAAAGGACAATTTTTTTAGATGTAGATGATGTTTTGTTAGATAGTTCAGTGGCAGTAATAGCTATTTTAAATTAGCGTTATAAGTTAAATAAGACTTTAGATGATTTGGTTGACTGGGGATACAAAAGTATTTATAGAAATTTAACTAAAGAACAAGTTAGTGAAATTTACGAGTCAGAAGAATTTTGGTCATCAGTAAAGCCTAATAAAATATTAATGAAAGCTTTAGAAGATTCCGAAGAAGATGAACAAGGAATTTGGCAACAATATAATTGGATATTACTTACCAAAGGCTCAAAAGAATCACTACAGAAGAAACTTGATTATTTAAATAAAATTCCGTTTTTTAAACGTAATGAATCGAAATGGCGGTATTTTGGATTAGGTCATGGAGAGAAGAAAGAAGATGTTCATATGTTAGGACGGATTCAAATTGATGATAATTATAATTTTCTTAATAGAACTGATGCAGATTTAAAGATTCTTGTAAGGAATGGTAAAGAGACAAGATTTAATCGACCTAAAGTTGAGACAGAAAATCTTGAAAATTTATATATTGTAGATAATATTTCACAAGTTTTTGAAATTTTAGAATTTATAACAAAATTAGATACTGAAGATATTGACCTTGATGGTTTTGATATTATGGATATGATTACCGAGGTTAGTCAAATTATTTAAAATTCCAGCGAAGGAAGGTAACTAAGTGCGTTTATTTTACACCGTTAAGCTTAATAGTGCATTAATCAAAGAAAACGGCTATAATTTAGACATTAGTTTTCAAGATTGTTTAAAGAGTAATCTAATTGTTTCTTTAGCAGATAGTCAAATGCTAAAGAGTATTCGTGATATAACTGGTTAGAAGATTGATAGAGTCCAGCTTGAGGAATGGTACTCTGAAAGAGATAAATTAAAAAAAGGAAAAAACAGCAAGAATAATAGGGATAGAATTAAAGAGTTACAAAGAAAAATCTACAACATGATGTTTATACCACAGTATATTACTGTAAGCATGGAAAATGTCAAATCTTATCGAGACATCTATGAAAATGGTTTTTCTTTTACTATTGATTGTGGAAAGCCTATTATTAAAATTGTTAAAAACAAAGATGGTTTAAATGAAGATATAGTTGTTGGTTATGAGAAAGTAACGTATCATTACAAACGTTTATCTTGTTCAGCATCTCAAGCACGAGTAAGTACAGTAGTTTTTTGTGAAGAAACTATTTTGCCAGAATTAAAGAGAAGGCTTGATAATGGACGTAATATGGATGATTACAAAATCGCTCCTAGTAAGTATAATGCATATTTTGGTTTATATTCGAGTGCAACAAAAGAAGTTACCAAGCCAAGATTTTGTATAATTCCAGATTATTCAGAAGTAAGACCTGTTGATGTTGATTTTGTGATTGAACAACCAGAAGACCAAGATGATATTGTCGAAGAAAGAACAGTAGACGTTGAATTTAATATGGTCGATGGTTCTGGTTTAATTAGTCCTCAAATGGCTGAACAATGGGGAAAAGACCTTGGAGAAGATTATACTCCTTGTCAATTTTGTATCCGCTGTGCTTTCACAAAAGGGGCTGTAAATGAATTTGATTTTGTTGACTGGTGTAAAGAACTTAACAACGAGAATTATTTAATTAAAGATGTTTACGGCAACTATATAGATGTAAGAAATATTGATGTTATTCTTACAGAAGGTATGGCAAAACTTTGGAGTGCTTGGGATTCTCAAGAAAGTTTTGAAGAAAACTGTCAAAAGAATGGTATCATTTGGGGAGTAACCAAATATGCTCCTAAACAGGATAAAGAAGTAAATACAGCAAATTATCAATTTTTACAAACTTTAAATCTTACGCCAGAAATGGTAAAAGATGTTTGTAAACCAACAGTTGATTATATTCAAGGTGTAAGTTATGATAATATTTATTACACTTTATTATTTCTTCTTGGTGAAAATTTGACTCAAGATAATATTGAAAATTATATGAAATCAAGCGACAATTATTGGTTAAAGTCTCTTGTTTTAAACAATTCTTTGTTATATGATAAATATTCTAAAGAAAAAGTAAGAGATTTTATTATTAGAAAAATTGAACTTGCTTGTCTTGGAAAAATTATGGTTCATGGTAATTTTCAATGTATTGTAGTTGATGGGTATGCTTTTATGCAAGCTGCTACTGGTCAAAAAGTAACTGGTTTGTTAAATGCAGGAGAGATGTATTCGCAATTTTGGAATGAGAGAAACGTTACTAAAGTAGATACTATGCGTAGTCCTCTTACTCATTTTAGTGAGCATTATCCTGTTGAGTTAAAGAATACAGAAGAAATGAAAAAGTGGTACAAGTATAGTTATAGTGGAGTAATTGTTAATTGTCACGATGCACATACAATGCATTGGGCAGGAAGTGACTATGACTATGACATTATATTTACTTGTGATAATCCAAATTTTATTAATGGTGTTTATCCTGACCAAAGAGTAGTAACTTATAATGCTAAAAAGCCTCATAAAAAGCCAGCGAGAGAAATGACTGATTTGGATTTGTATAATACTGATACATTCAGTTTTGGTACAAGGATTGGTCAAATTACTAATATTTGTTCTACATTTGTTGGTATGTTACCTTTGTTTGAAAAAGGCAGCAAAGAAGAAAAATTACTACAAGACAGAGTTAGGTCATGTTGCGCTGCTCAGTCGAGACAGATAGATAAAACTAAGATTGGTGAAAATGTTAAAGCAGAAGCAACAATTTGGAAACAATATCAACATATAAATCCAGAAGATTCTCCAGAAGAAATTAAAAGAAAAGAATTTCTTAATTCTCTCTTAGCTGATAAAAAGCCTTATTTTTTCAGATACAAATATAATACTTTAAGTAAAGAATACAACGAATTTGTTAAGAAAAATGACCAAGATTGTCAGCTTAGATTTGCTTGCTCTTTAAAAGAGTTATTAGCCAAAGATGAGAATTTATTAAATGAAAGTCAAAAAGAATTTATTAGATGTTATAAACATTTTCTTCCTGTGGTTGATTCTGATTGTGTGATGAATCAAATTTGTAAATATATTGAAAATGTTGATTTCCATATTAGAGAAAAAGTCCGTTCTTCTCAAAACTTTGATTATCATATTTTAATGTCTGATGGTTTTGTAATCAATAAAAAGATATATGAACAAATTAACGATTTAGTATCAAGCAGAATTAAGGAATGGGCAGCTAAAAGAACAGAAAAAGCTCTTGATGGAGCATTTACAAGTAAGACAGTAAATCCAAGCAAGGTTCTTGATAGAGATTTAGAATATAATATTTTAAGACAAGATTTATTAACTAACATTTGTTCTAATGAAGAACAATTAGCAAACCATTTAATATATTTATTTTATGTTGATAAACAGTCTTATAATAAGAATATTCTTTGGGCTTTAGTTGGAAGACAAATATACGAGAATATAAGAAAAAAGACCTCTGTTTATTATTTTCCTCAAAAGAATCCTAATGGTTCTTTAGAGTTTTTATATGAGAAGTATTCTATTGAAAGAGTGCTTGTAAGTCATGAAGAGGAAATTGAAGAAGAGGAAAAAGGTATAAAGGAGGAATCTTTTTATGATTGACATTTATGATGAAGAGGGTTATATTCAAGAAGTTCTTTAGAATGGTTTTTCCCAAAAGTGGTAGAGAGATGCTACTTTATTGGTAAAATATTTTAAGACAGAATATGCGCTTGGAAATTAGCCCTCTTGGAATAAAGCATGGGTTAAAGAAACGATTAAAGAAAAGTGCAAAAAGTATGTACCAACTTATGACCCTAATGTAACTTTTAATAGAGTTAATAAGTTGGTAGATACAACTTGGAAGAATTGGAAGGTTGACCCTGATAATCCAAAAGAATCATCTTAGCTTAGGAAAATAAAAGAGATAAAAATTCCTGAAGCGGTGTTAAACTGGTTTTTAAATCTTGATACATATTATATAACAGACGAAGAAGTAAAAGATATTAAATCAAGGCGTAAAAATGTTAGTGTAAAGAATCATCCAATTACAATGGCACGAGCTAAATATTTATTTACTTTATACGTATGGACAAAAATTTAGGAAAACTATTTAAGTAGACCTAATATACATTATCTTGAGAAATATAATAAGAAGTTAAGAAATGATGCTGATTTAAAGCCAAGTTTTTCTCTCACGAAAGAAAGAAACGTATTATTTGATTTAGGATTCATAGATATAAATCATGGACTTGGAGTGACTCCTATATTTATGGACAAAGAAGATTTCAAAGAAGCGGAGAAAGATGAAAAGGTAATTTTATTGGGTCGGAATGACCTCTATTTGTGCGGAAAATGGCTCGAAATGAGGAAATTCGGAACTTTTAGATGCCAAAAATGTCGGAAATTAGTGCCTCTTCCTCCGAAAAATAAAAAAGGGGGAGCGCCAAAAAAATATTGTGATAATTGTGCAAAATTGGTTCGCAATGGTAAAAAAGATGCTTATTTTTGTCTTGACTGTGGTAAAAAAATTGAATATAACAGTGTAACTCACAGAATTCACAAAAGATGTGCAACTTGTGAAAGTCGCCATGTTCAAGATTTGAAAAATTTATATCAAAAAAAGCATAAAGAGAAAAATAAGCCGAAAAACCCCGATGCTGATTTTGATATATAAAACAAGGCAAAAACGGCAACTTTTTAAAAAAATAATGTCTGCGTAGGTGGAAGGAAGAATAGAAACGCTCCTTCCAAATTTAAAAATAAAAAGGATTGATTAATTTATGATTAAGGTTTCTAAATACGAGCGTAAGGAATTAGAGAGAGTTGGTCTTCTTAAGAGTAGACAGGTTGGTTTGAATCCACAGGATGCAAATTATACTGTTACTAATAGAGAACATGTAGGTCGTGACAAGACAATTTATGTTGCTGAAGAACCTGAAATTATGCTTTTCTTGGGTAAGTATGATGATTTGAATCTTCAGAGAATTAGTGTTAATCAGTATAATAAGCTTGTTGAAAAGAAGATTTTGAATGATGCAAATACTCAGCGCTGGGGCGAATATAAAGTCAACGCTATTTGCTTCCAAGATTCATACGGTGTTTATCGTTGCAAGAAAATTTCTAAGATTATGCTTGAACTCGGTATTTGGAGTAACAACAAGTCTAGGGGTGGTTACAAATCCCTTAAGATTGTTGAATCTCATACTGAGGAATAATAGAAACATTTTCTAAAATTTTAGAAAAAACTTTCAAAAACTCTTGACAAGAATACAAAATTGTGTTATATATAAAGTAAGTCAAGGGGAAACCTTGATAAATAAAGGTTTTAAAAGGTAATTTTAAAAAATAAAATTTAAAAGATTTAAAGGAGTATTTAATATTATGGTTAAGAATGAATTTATTGCTGCTATTAAGGACACTGAAGCTTGTGCAGATGTTTCCAAGAAGGATATTGAGGCTGTCATCAAGGGTATGAGTGATGTTCTGCTCGATGTGATTGCTAAGAATGATTCCGTCAAGGTTGGTTCTGTAGTTACCATTGGTGGTAAGCATCGTGATGCTCGTAAGGGTCACAATCCTGCAACGGGTGAGGCTATTGATATTCCCGCTCGTGACGGTGTTCCTTATGCTAAGTTTTCTTCTGTAGCAAAGGCTTAATAGAAGGAATAATTTACAAAGTAGGTTTCTTTTGGATAAAGAAATCTGTATAAACTAAAAAATAGCTCCAAGTCATCTTATGGTGGCTTGGGGCTTTTTATATAGGTGATACAATGACAAGATTTAGATTGATTAAAGCAATTATGGAGGAAACAGGGTATGATAAAGAAACTGTTTCTAATGTAATTGAATCTTTAGAATACAAAATTCTTGATACCATTGCAATGGAAGATTAGCTTGATTTTGTGTTTGGTTCTATTTATGGGACTACCAAACCATCTCATAAAATTACAGGATATGTTTCGATGCTTCCTGAAATTAGAAAACAAAAAGCTTGGTCTTCTGCATTTTTAGGATATCCAATGATTAAGTTTAGTAGAGAGGCTAAAAATTGTGATAGAGTTTATGCAAATGAATTCTTTGCTTGGCCTGAAAATAGATATACTTCGTTAGCTAGGAAGTATAGACAAGATGTTGGAGACCCTGAAATTCCAGAATACGAAGGTTTACCAGAAGAAAAAATTCAGGAGTTATGCCAAAAAGCAGATGAAGAGAAAAAAGGTCCTCAATCTCCCCATCAAAAAGCAAGAGAGGCGAGCAATGAAAGAAAAAGGATTAAACATCAAGAAGCTCGTCATGCTTTAATGAGGCAAATGGATTTAGAAAAGCAAAGAGAAAATGGAGTTGCTGAGGAAGATTTGATTGAGCGACCATTTGAAGATATTTTAGAAGACATGAAAGCTGAATGGTGGCAAACTCACGAAGATTTTCAAAAAAACTGGAAACCATATTTAGCCGACCCTGAAAAAGTCAAGGAAAGGCAAGCTGCTCGTTTGCAACATGCAAAAGAGCACAAAGAATGGATGAAACGACAAGCTGAACTCAAAAATAAAAGAAATGAAGTTTGGCAAGGAGAAATTAACGATGACGGAATAGCAGTTGAGAAAAACGACGGTTGAATGGTTTTATCGTTGGGTTGGTTTTAGCGTGGCCAATGGTAAACATAAATGGATTATTGATATTTATAATAGGATAACTCCATTACCAGCAAATCATATGATGCTGTATACAGAACCTTGGTGTGCAGCTACCGTTTCTGCTCTTGGAGAGAGATTAAATTTGACAGAATATATTTATCCTGAATGTAGTTGTAATAGAATGATAGCTCTCTATCAAAAGAATGGAAGATGGGAAGAAAGAGATGGTTATAAACCTCAAATTGGAGATTTGTGTTTTTACGATTGGCAAGATAACGGAGTTGGAGAATGTACTGGAGAAGCTGACCATGTTGGCATGGTTTGTGACGTAAGTGGAAACACCTTTAAAGTTTTAGAAGGAAATTATTCCAATGAAGTTAAGAGTCGCACAATGCAAATTGATGGTAAATATATTAGAGGTTTTGGTTTACCAAATTATGCTAAAGCTGCAATCGGTTATAAAGCTCCAGTTGATAAAACCAATATTAGAACTATGGCTGGTCAAGTACCATATTTAAACATAGACAATAATAATGAAGCTGTTAAGATGGCTAAGATTCTTTTTAATAGTTTAGGGTTTAATGCTGGGACAGACACAATTTTCGATGAATAGCTGGAAAATGTAGTAAACCAATACCAAAAGATGTATGGTTTGAGATAGAATGGTGTAATTAACAGAGATGTTTGGTTGTTATTGCTTTAGGGAAAACCTAAGAAGTAATTAATTATTAAGAGAAGGATGGTGAATTTTATGGCTGGACCTGCTCGCAGAAAGTCTCTTAAAACTCTAATCAAGGAAGTGACAGTTGGATTAGCCAACACTTTCCGTAATAATATTAATGAAAATAATAAGAATATTGCGGAAACAGTGGATAATTTGCCTGATATTGCTATCAGTAAAGAACAACCAGTTGATTAGAAAGCAGGAGACTTCTGGTTTCAAATTGTAGATTAATTAAATTTTTTGGAATTAAAAGGTTTAGAAGGTGTGTTAAATGGCTAAATTAACAAACAATAGGGCCAAAGCTGCCATTGCTAAAGAATAGAAAAGATTAGATGCCATTCAAAAGAAAATGGAGACACAAAGGAAAAAAGAGGAATTTGGAGAATCTTGGAAATATTCTTTAAAAGATGAGCATAAACAGGCTCTAAAAGAAATTGTTGGGGACTTTGGTACACCAAATCTTGTAGATTCTGTTGATTATAATAGTTTTTTTGACCCTATTAATTTTTATAAAGAAGAAGATGGAAGTGTAAGATAGCTTGATTATAAGAAATACTTGGAATATGAAGAAGCGTATCAAGAAGTTATTGATGATTGTGATAAAATTATAAATGATGAAATAGATACTTCTAACGATTCAGCTAAAGAGCAATTAAACACCCATCTTACTAAAAAAACAGAAAAGAAAAAGAGTAAGCCTAAGATACCCGAATACTTACAAAAACTTTATTAGAATTGGACAAAATATTTTAATAGGTTTGTTCCATTGTATGATAAATATGTATGTTCATGTTGTGGAAAAGCATTGCCACAAGATAAATATTTCCTTGCATACAATGAGGGGAATTTGGGTAGAATAGAAGCTAATGGAAAAATGCACACACATATTTGTATGGATTGTTGTAAAAATTTATACGAATATTTGTTTTATGAAAAAGCAGACAAAGATGGCGAAAAAGCAATGAAATGGCTTTGTAGTTATCTTAATATATATTATGATGATGTTAGTTATTTTAAAGCTAAAAAAACAATGGAGGAGAAAGATAGAAAAACTCATATAGTTGAAGAATATATGAGTGTTATTTCTCGCAGTGCTACTTTAAAAGGAAAAGTTTTTTTGGAGTCGCCCGATGTTGATGTAAATCAAAATCAAGGGGATTCAAAGGCTGATAAAATAATTAACAGCAATACAGGCAATGTTCCTGAAGATTTAGAGGAAGAATGGAGTAAGGCCGACCTTGAAGCTAAAAGGCAAGTTATCAAGATGGTTGGTTACGACCCCTTTTATTTTGAAGTTGAAAAAGATAGAAAAATTCTTTATAAAGATTTGCTTGGTATGATGGAACAAGGTATGGAGCTTGATGGATTAAAAGTTCAAGCTGCTATTCAGATTGTTCTTTCTTTTAAGAATATTCGTGAATTAAACGAAAAATACAGAAAGAAAAGCGACACTGATGCTCCTGTTTCGGAATTAAAAGCGCTATCTGAACTGAAGAAAAAAGAACTTGAAACAATTACAAGCTTTAGTAGAGATAATGGCTTTGGCGAGCGTTACGCTATTAGTAAAGCCAAAGGTGAAAACACTTTCTCTGGTATTATGGCTAAGATGAATGAGATGAAGTATGAAAATGCTATTCTTAATATGTATGATGTTGAGACTAGCAAGAGTATTAATCAAGCTGCTGATGCAAGTTTTGCGGCTATTTTCAATCAACTTAGCATGAGTGAAGCGGAAGTGTACAAAACTTGTCAAGATTAGCTTAAAAAATTGCTTGCATTGTAGAGAGAAAATGCCACGCTCACTGAAAATTTAAGATTGGCTAAACGCGAATTAGCTGAAAAGAAATTGGAAGAAGAAAAACGTCAGTATGATAAAGAACATGACGAAGATGGTGGAAGTTGGGGTGGTTATTAATGATTAATGTTATTTTTAATGATTTTAGTTATGAATTACTCCCAAAAAGAAAAGAAATTTTTGAAAAATACACTAAGATAATTTAGTGGGGAAGAGCAAACCCTACAAGATTTATTGAAGATTTTTTTAAAATATAGTTAACTGATATGCAAAAATATGTTTTGCTGAGTAGTTGGTGTCCTGCAAACTGTGTGTGGCTTATGGGTCGTAACAGTGGTAAGTCGTTTTTAGCTGCCCCTTTTATGATGTCAAGAGCACTTTTGTTACCAAATACTAATACATATATTATGGCTCCAAGTGGAGGTCAGTCTCAAGAAACATTTTAGAAGATGGAAGATATGGCAAAAGGTAATATCGCTTCTTTGCTGGGGACATCTTCTGTGTTCTTAGATGAGTGTATTAGAGCAAATACTTAGGCAGACCCGTTTACTCACCCTAAGAGTGGATATACAGTTAGCTTGTATAATGGTAGTACAATTAATACGTTAAATAGTGTAATAAAGAACATCGTAGGTATAAGAAGCAATTTCAGTGAAATCCTTATGAAAACGCTGACGTTCATAGTGATATGTTCGAAAAAATACTCCTTTAACTGCTGGGAACTTCTAAGGCTTAATTAACTAAAGCGGAATATGAAAATATAAACGTAAAAGTTGCGAAAGCAGAAAAAATAATTAAGATGGCTTATGGTTAAATCCTAAAAGTTGTAATAATGAACAATCAGCAACCAAGCTCCTGTAAAATGGAGAAGGCTCAACGACTATCTCGAAAGAGAGTAGGGGAAACCCGAAATGGGGAGATTCTTTTAATAAGAATAAGATATAGTCTAATTAATTGAAAAGAAGTGATGTAAAATAGACGAAAAAGAATATACCGTATATTAGCATATAAACAAATTAAATCGGAAGCGATATATTGGTATGACTAATTAGCCCGTAAATAAAAGATGGGGTAAAAATGGATAGCGGTATTTAAGATAGAACAAAAATGGGGAATACAATTAGCCAGCAATAGCAAGAGCTATTTTAAAATATGGCTGGGATAATTTTAGTCATGAAATTATAAGTTCTGGTTTAAGTATGGAAGAAGCCTGTCAATTAGAATATGATTTAATAGAAAAATATCAGACAAGAGATTCTAACTATGGGTACAATTGTACTTATGGAGGTATATATCACGCTAAAACAGAAGAGGAAAAAGAAAAAATAAGTAAAAGTAACAAAAAGTTCTATGAGAGTCATTAGCATCACATGAAAGGGACACATTTATCAGAGGAAACTAAAAAACGTCTAAGTGAAATATTTAAAGATAGAGTTTTTTCTGAAGAAACGAAACAAAAAATGTCCCAAAATCATTACAATGTAAACGGAGCCAAGAATCCAAGAGCTAAAAGGGTTCGTTGTATTGAAACAGGAGAAATATTTGAAACAGCTAAAGAAGCTGGAGAGAAATATCATAATTGTCCCTCAAATCCTCGGTGTGGAATTAGAGATTGTTGTAGGGGAAGAAGAAAAACTTCTGGAGTAGATGAAAATGGAGATAGTTTACATTGGGAATGGGTCGATTAAAAATAGGTTTATGATGAAGCGGGAAAAATCGACAGGACATTCTTTGCCCTGTCTCGTCCTTTTACTGCACAGGACACAAACTTTATTACTGGTGATGGTATTAATACGGATATATATCCAAGACAGCTACCGAACAAAAAGTTATTATTAAGTTCTGCTGAAGGTATTGATAGCGAACTTTTTGACCAATATAAGATGGCATTTGAAAAAATGTTATTAGGAGACCCAAATTATTTTGTATGTGATATTAGTTGTGAGTTTTCATTACATCCTTTTATGAATGGCAAGCCTATGAAGCCACTGATTACTTAGGATGAAGTTGATAACGCATTTGCTACTAATCCATACAAAGCAGAACGTGAGCAAATCGAAAAGAAATACTCCGCACATTTAGCGATAAGTGTGTGCATCCCATTGAACTGCTGGGAGTTCTTAAAGGTTTTTGTACTACAGCATAATTATGAAATAAGAATAAGTGCGAATGTTACGAAAGTAAAAAGAAACAAAAACATGGTGCATGGTTAAATCCTAAACACTATATAATAGATAATCAGCAGCCAAGTCTTTAACAGAGAAAGGTTCAACGACTATCCCGTGACAGGGAGTAGGATTATTAAGAGCAATAATTCCGAAGTGGTGGGACATCTTAATAAGATGATGATATAGTCTAAGCTTATATGAAAATATAAGAAGTAGGTTGTTTTTAAGGGCGACAAGGGAAGGCCATCCTTTATGCATATCCGCAAAATATGTATATAGCCCTTTATATATTAAAAATACTTTTTGCGGGAGGTTTTTAATGAAAGATGATAAAAAATGGACAGTATATATTCATACTAATAAAGCAAATCAAAAGAAATATGTTGGAATAACAAGTACATCTGTGATAGAAAGATGGCATCATGGACATGGTTATTTAACCAAAAAGAAAGATGGAAGTTTTTGTTAGCCAGCTATGGCTTATGCAGTATTAAAATATGGATGGGAAGGTTTTTCTCATGAAGTAATAGCTGAAAATTTAACTATGGAAGAGGCTTCTTAGATGGAAAAAGAACTGATAGAAAAATATTAGTCTAACAATAAACATTTTGGATATAATATTAAAGAGGGTGGAATAGATGGATTGCCTTCTGAAGAATCAATTCAAAAAGCTTTGTAGACAAGACTTAAGAATGGATATCATCATAGTGAAGAAACTAAAAAGAAGATATCTGAAAGTAATATGGGTAAAACTCATACTGATTCATCTAAAGAATTATTAAGTCAAAGCCATAGTAAAACAAAACAAAGACCGAACAAAGTAATTCCACGGAATGATACATATAATTAGGTTTATTGCCAATGTGTAGAAACAGGAGAGTGTTTTCCCTCAATTTCTAACGCCGCTGTTAATACTGGTTCTTATAATCCAAATATAGTTAAATGTTTAAAAGGAACAAGAAAAAGAGCTGGCGGATATCATTGGAAAGAAATAACAAAAGAAGAGTATGAAGAATACTGTGCCAACAACTGAAAATACTTGTACAGGAATCGTTTTGATAGAGATGGTGGCGAAGATGTTTTTGTAAAACGCTCAACAATTTTACGAAACAGCTTTGCATATTATCCAGTATACGAAAATGATGGTGAGAAGAAATATATCGTTTGTTACGACCCTGCATCGAAATTAGATAATTCTATTGTTTTAATAGGAGAATTGTTCAGAGATAAAGAAAAGGGTTTAATGTTAAAAATAGTCAATTGTGAGAACTTGATTGAGCTTTTACCTAACGGTGATAAGGCAATAATTCAAAAGCCTCAGCAAATTGAAATGATAAAAGACCTTATTATAAATTATAATAGAGGTGCTTTAGATTATGATAATATTGAGCTTGTCTGTATTGATGCTGGTGCTGGCGGTGGAGGATTTGATATTTCTCAGTTCCTTTTAAATGATTGGGTAGGTTCTGATGGTAAACGTCATTTAGGTCTTATAGACGAAGAAGACCCATATATGAAATTACGCGCAGATGATTATCCTGCAAATATAAGAAAATTGCAGTTATTCAATTTTAAACGTGATAAAGTTCAAGCTTATGAAAGAACTCAAGCTGCAATTAACCAAGGATTAGTAATGTTTCCAAAGAGCTTAAATGCTCGTAACGAGATGGAAATTGAAGAAGTTGCTTCTGATGGAACAACTTCAATAAGATATGAAAAGGTTTCGTTTGATGAAATGAACTCTTTGATATAGATTGATTTAACTAAAGAAGAGTTAGTTGGTATGCAAAAGCAAAAAAGACCAAACGGTACGATTGTTTTTGAACTTTCGCCTGACGCCAAGCAAAAAAATATGCATGATGACCGAGTTGACTGTGTAGCAATGATGTGTAATCATTTGATGGAGTTGCGCGCTAAAGAAGTGTTGGAGTTGGAAGAAAAACCTAGGACGGAATTTAAAGAAATGTTTGCAAAACAAAAGAGTGCAAACAAAAGTAATAGTTCTAATCCTTTCAATGGATTAGGACAGGTAAATCCACTTTCCACTAAATATAGGAGAGGTGGAAGGTTTGGTTGATATTAATGATTAATATAAGAAGAAAGGAGGAGTAGGATTTTGTTAAAAATAAATAACGGGGTAATTTCATTAACTCGTGGAGATGATTGCACAATAGATTTACAGATTTATACTCCTGATAATTAGGAATACAGTCCAAGAGAAGGAGAAAAAGCAAGGTTTACAGTTAGAAAGCATCCCTTGTACAATAACGCTACTCCTCCTTTAATCGAAAAAGATTTTGAATTTGTTGAGCTTGAAAGCACTTCTAAGAATGAAAAAGATGAAGAAAAGATGAAAGTTTGGCGAATTAAAATTAAAGGAATTGATACGAAATTTCTAACATACGGAGGATATTTGTACGACGTATAGTTTTGTGATATAAAAGGAAATATAACCACTGTTTGCAAAGGCAAATTTATATTGACATATGAAATTGGGTAATACTCCTTATTAAAAGAAATGAAAGGAGAGTTTTATTTACGATGGTAAGAAGAGATTATAGTGGAATGACACTGATAACGCCTGATTCTCCTAATTACAATAGAGGAGTATTATATGGTGTATTAAATGCTGGAATTGAAGAAATTCCTGCAAAAGATATGAAGCTTGAAGATTTAAAAGATGTAAATATATCTGAAAGTGGAGTAGAAAACAAAGATATTCTCATGTATAATAAAGAGAATGAAGCATGGGAAAACAAGAATATGGATAAGTATTTGGAAGATAACTTGGTAGATGGTGGTGGAGTCCCACGGTTCTAAGGAGTCTTTTTCAAATAGATAGCTATTTAATTATAGCGAATTAAAATATTTTGCAAAACATTTTAATTAAGTAAATAGGAGGTGTAAAGACAAGAATGGCTGATATTAATAAGCTGCAAACGCTCATCCAACTGCGTCGTGGTTTTCAGGCACAGTGGGATGCAGTGGCTAACACTTACATTCCTAAAGCTGGTGAACCTTGTGTAACTCTTGATGGTAAGAACAAGGGTCAGATTAAGATTGGTGATGGCACTTCCACATGGGGAGAACTTAAGTATGTTGGTGTCAACGAAGGTGCTATGCATTTTATTGGTACTGTTGCTACGAAGGCTGAACTTCCTGAAAGTGCTGAAGCTGGTGACATTTATCAAGTAACTGAAGATAGCAAATTGTATATTTGGGATGGCGATAGCTGGGAGATTTTTCATGCTGTTGACCTGAGTAATTATTACACCAAAAAAGAGACTGATAATCTTGTAACTGTTGAGATTAGTAAGGTTAATACTAAGATTGAAAATCTTGAAACAGAGCTTGCTAAAGATTACGCTCTGAAGGCTGACCTTGATGTTATTAAGGTTTATGGTGATACTGCATCTGATACTTCCATGGAAGTTAATGGACAAAAGTATAATACTGCCAGTGAAGCTATTGCGGCTGTAAGTGATGGTGGCACGATTAAGTTGAGTGGTGGTCTTGGTGCAGATGAAGTTATTAATGCTGACAAGAAGTTTACTCTTGATATGAACAATGCAGTTATTGTTGATAACGAGAAAACTCCTGTTAATGTTGATGTTAATGGTGCTTTAACTCTCACTGGTAACGGTAGTGTTGAATGCAACAAGAATGGTAAACCTGCTATTAATAACAATGGTAATTTAACTATTGAGAATGGTAGTTACACTCGCAGTGTTGATGAGAAGGGTAATTCTTATTATACTATGGTCAACCATGGTAATACTGTGATTAACAATGGTATTTTCCAAGCTCCTCGGATTATTTCGAGTATGATTTCCAATGGTTATTGGGATTACGCACAGGATTATAAAGCTGGCGAAATGGCAGAATATCCTGAATTGACTATCAATGGTGGTACATTTATTAACGCTTTCTATGTTATTAAGAATGATGACAATGGTAAGCTTTATATTAATGGTGGTAACTTCTACGGTACTATTTTCAACAATGGTTACGAAATGGTTGTCAAAGGTGGTAATTTCAAGGTTACTGATGAAACCTATAATATTGGTATGCGTAAGTTGAATGATGTAATGAACTCTGGTAAGTTACTCATTGAAGGTGGTACATTCTACAGCAATGGCGAAGTTAACTTTAAGCACAACGGTGGTGGCGAAGAGCCTGAAGTTGTTATTAAGGGTGGTAAGTTTAGTGCTGTTGTACCTGAGAAATATATTGCAGAAGGTTATGAACAGAAGTACATAGATGGCTACTATGTTGTAAGTGCAAAAGCTTAAGGAAGGAGGATGACTAATGTTTAAATTAGCATATGTAGACAAGGCAAAAATTGAAAATAGCATTGCACAGCAAGTCATCCCCGAAGAGAGCTTGATTGTGACTAACAGTGAAGCAAACAATGCTGAACTGAGCTATTATGATGAAAAAGGTAATTTGAAGAGCATTGTAAAAAAGACTCAATTTGAGAGTTTTGCTGAAGCTCAATATTGGATTGCTAAATATGGTAACTACGAAGGTGAGACCATATCTGTACTTGAGAATGGTAAATGGAACACATACACTGTCAATAAAGATGGTGAAATGAACCAGATAGTTTATCAACAGGATATGGTGTCTCTGTTGGACGATTTAATTATTGATGGTGGCGGTGCTCCTAAAGCCTAATAATTAAGGAAGGGAGGACTACCAATGGCAAAAGTGATTAATACTGTTATTAAGCTTCGTAAGGATAAAGAAGTAAATTATCAAAAAGTAGAGAATAGTTTTATTCCTGCTAATGGTGAAGTGTGTCTTGTAGATACTGAAGAATATGGTTTGAGAGTTAAGGTTGGTAATGGTGTAGACAACTTTAAAACTTTGTCCTATCAAGATAATAGCAACAACGTAGTTTTGAACGGTTATTTCCTGAATAATAAATTCTATACTGATAGTACTTACACAAAGGAGTTAGAACAGGGAATTAACCATTTGTATATTGATAAAAATTCTAATAGCAGTATCTTTGTTTGGACTGGTACTGAATTTAGAAATGTAGCTCCTGAAGCTACGGATACTATTGCGGGTATCATGAAATTGTATCAAGAAGCTGGAAATAATTCAGATGGTACAATTTCGCAAAAAATTATTACCGAGGGTGTTAATTCCATTGCTCTTAAGCTCAATGATTCTGATACAGAATGTTTGGAATTAGATTTACCTTGGGATTAATAAATAAACAATTAAGTAATTTAATCTGTTTTTAAATTTTTGAATATGAAAAGGAGATTTTATTATGGCTGATATTTCTAAAATTAAGCTTGCAAATGGCACTACTGTAACTATTAAGGATGCTCAGGGTCGTGCTGATATGACTACTATTCTTGGTGGTCACGCTCTTGAAGCTCTTGGTGCTGCCGCTTGGAAGGCTGTTGCTACAGAGGTTTCTAAGAGTGCTGACCTTCCTACTGCTGAAGCTGTTAAGAGTTATGTTGATTCTGCTGTTGGTAAGATTCATAATTTTGATGTCGTGATTGATGCTGACGGTAGCGCCGCAACTGGTCCTTCTGTTGCCGCTTCTGCCGATACTATGTACAAAATTTATCTTGTTCCTTCTGGCGAAGCTGCTGCTGGTGAATATATTGAGTATATCACTATTAAAAGCGGTGACGGTGAAGCTGCTACCTTTAAATGGGAAGCCATCGGTAGCACGAAGACTAATCTGACTGGTTATGTTCCTACTTCTACCACTATTGCTGAAATTAAGCTTGACCACAATATTACCGTTGCTGAACTTCAGACTGCTCTTGGTCTTGGGGCAATGGCTTATGCTGCAACCGCTTCTGGTTCTAATACTGTTGATACTATTGATAGCATTACTATGGCTCCTATGACGGTTGCTGGTAATGCTGCTGTAACTCTCGCTGATGCTGACGCCACTCTTACTAAGGCTAATTATAAACCTTCTGGTACGATTAATTCCGATGCAATTAAGGGCGGTACAGTAACTGTTACCCTTGGTGATTCCGTTATCAAGACTGAGGCTGACCTTGGTACTACTACTTTCACTCCCACTGGCATCATTGCTGCCAAAGATGGTGGTTCTTTCTCTGCTCTTAAGACTGCTACTCTTGGTGAAGTTACAGAAGGTGGTATTCAGGTTGATGGTGAGATTTCTAAACCTGAGATTTCTCTCACCACTGCTGATAAGACTTTTGCTACTGGTTTGACTGGCGGTAGTAAGGCTTCCTTTACTGAAGGTACTTTCACTCCTGCCGCTTTCGAAGATGGCTTCTATACCGCTGGTGTTGCTGCTTCTTGGACTGGCAGGGATTATGTTGCTCCTACCATGGGTGAAGCGACCAAGGCCGCTTTTGCTTCTGAGGGTGTAACCGCCGCTATTGACGCCGAAGATGCCGAATGCTTAACCTTCACCAACGCTGCAACTGCTCAGGCTGTTACTGCTCAGGGTGCTTTCGATGCTGGTAAGGTTGACTTTGGTACTTTTAATGGCGGTTCTGCTACTCTTATTGATACTACTAAGTTCTCTGGTGGTTCTAAAGCTGCGGACAAGTTTGTTGCCAACGAGCTTCAGTCTGTTGCTACTGATACCGTGAGTGAGGTTTCTGCTGCTGCTCTGGCTAATGCTCCCGTGTTTACTGGTAAGCGTTATTCTGTTTCTACCACCTCTGATACTGCTCTTAAGGATGTTGCTTTTACCGCTACTAATAGTGCCACTATTGTTAATAAGGTTGAGTATGTTAAGCCCGAAGTTAAATCCACTGCTTTTGATGGTGAAGCTGCAACTTCTACTTTCGCTGGCACTGAAGTTAAGGATGTTCTTGTTACTGGTGTTAGCTACAAGAAGGCCGCTGAAGCTGCTGCCTTCAGTGTTGATGTCACTCCCGCTGTTGCTGAAGATGGTCTTAAGAAGACTGCTAAGACTGTTAACATTACCGTTACTCCTGACGCCTGATATAGTAAGAGTTAGGATTTAATATAAAATGGAAATTTCAAAGGTTCAACTCCCAAATCGGGAGAACTATCAATTAAAAGATGAATATTTTCGTCACATGATAAATGTGCTTTTAGGGATAGAAGAACCCGATGAAAGGGACAAAAAGTGATTTTTATATGAGTGGAGTTGCAATATACTCCACTCATTTATAAAAATGAAAGGTGGTGCAAGATGAGTCATAAAATTACAAAAGAAGAATTTGAAACTGAATTGTAGAAGAAGAATCCAAATTTGCAAGTAATAGAATTAAATGGAGTTCATAAACCAGTATAGATTCATTGCAAAGAATGCGGGTAGGATTTCAATATTACTTATTATAACTTGAAAAAATCTTGTAGGTGTCCAGTTTGTAACGGAGGATATTTTGTGGCTGGATATAATAGTATAGCTGATAAACGACCAGATTTATTAAAATATTTTAAAAATAAAAGTCAAGCTGAACAAATTACTTGTGGCAGTCATGCTCAAATAGAATTAATTTGTCCCATTTGTGGACGGGTTAAAAGAATGATAGCCAAAGATTTTGTAAAAAGAGGATTTGTTTGTGACTATTGTTCTGATACAATAAGTTATCCTAACAAGTTTATCAGAAAATATTTAGATATTATTAAAGAGGTCGCAGAGGAAAAAGACCACGAAAAAGCTTTTGAATGGTCAGAAGGTTTAATTTACGATGGTTATTTTAAATTAAGAGGAAAAAAGTATGTCGTAGAAATGCATGGAGAGTAGCATTATAAAAATAGCGAATGGGGTACTTTTGAAGATATTCGTAACAATGATTTAAGAAAGGAAAAATTGGCAATTGAGAACGAGTTTGAATATATTGAAATTGATTGTAAAAAGAGCGAATTTAATTATATAAAAGACAATATACAGAAAAGTGTTTTGGGTGAATTATTTCATCTGGAAGACAAGTAGTGGCAAACATTGGAAGAATTCTTATGCTAGAATTTTATTTTGATTATAAAAGAAAAGTATGAGAAGGGACTAAATGCAATAGAAATAGGCGAATAGATTGGGCTGGAAAGACATGCTGTATATCGCTATTTAAAAAAATTAAAAGATGCAGGATTAATTCTTTATACAGGAGCTACGAGTAGAAATATTAGAATAATAATAAAAGATGAAAAAGGTCAAGAAATTTATAGAGCTAAATCATTATAGGATGCGGCTGAATATACTACGCGAAACTACCATCATATTTGTACAACTACATTGAAAAAATTTCTTGATTCAGGAAAAACTTATTATGGTTGTTATTTTTATAAGACAAAACAATAAAGCAAACGATTGATAACTTCCAAATTAATTGTTTGCAGACGTTGGAAGGGTTTACAAATAATTAGTGTATACCGAGAGAGAATTCTATCTCTCTCGGTTTTCTAAAAAATTTTTATTAAATACTTGACAAAATTCTCTTTTGTATTTAAGATAGATATATCTTAGATAAAGAAGGGAAAGAAAATGAGTTTAGTTTTAAAAATTGCAGATTGGTCTAAAGATTTTTTAGCATGTACAAGTATTATTTCTTATTTTGTAGTCCCTATTGTAAAATTAATTTCTTTTATTACGGCTCCAATAGATTTTTCTTTGGTGATTATTGAAGCGGGAGAAGATGAGACAGGAAGACTACAAAAAGTTTGTATTAAATTAAACAATTTTAGTAATTTTGACATTCCAATTGTAAGAATAGAATGGGATTCTAACTATTTACCTTATGAAAAAATGTTTTGGCCCATTAATAAGAATGCCAATATTATTATGAAAGGTCATTTATTAAAAAGTGGAGAAGAAGCTATTTGGTCTTTTTTGAAATGGTATCCAGATATCCAGCATGATTATTCCAAAAACGAACAAGAAATTGGAATAAATCTTTATTTTAAGCTTGGACCTTTTATTCCTCATAGAAATTTTAAAACTAGTGATGTTTATACTGTTTCTGATAAGAAGGGAAAAGAAATTTTTGATGGATTATATGTACATACTTTACCCCTTAAAAAATAACGCGCCCGAATAAAAACAATTTTTTATTATTA